AGAACTACAGAAGAAGTGGCAGCCAGTCATTGAGCATCCCGACCTCGGAGAGATTAAGGATCCTCATCGTCGTGCCGTCACAGCAACTCTTCTAGAAAACCAGGAGAAGGCTTCACGCGAATCCGCTGTGGGTTCGGGTGGTTATGCAATGCCTACTCTTCTCGGCGAAGCGGCGCCAACCAACGCTATGGGCTCCTCGAGCTCCACGGCTTCGGACGGTGCTGTTGATATCTTCGACCCAGTGCTTATCAGCCTGGTTCGTCGTTCTATGCCAAACCTCATCGCATACGATATTTGCGGTGTCCAACCAATGTCTGGTCCTACGGGTCTCATCTTCGCGATGCGTCCACGTTTCGCCAGTCAGTCCGGCGACGAAGCGCTGTACAACGAAGCAACGACTACTTACTCTGCTTCTTCGAACAACGCCGTTGGTGGTGCTAACATCAAGAATGTTTATGACACCTCCGGATTTGCCTCTGTTCAGACCGGTTCCGATCCAACGGATCGTGCTTCTGGTTCTGGATATACCGTTGCCACTGGTGCTTCTACAGCTACGGTTGAAGCGTTCGGCGATGCCACAACGAACGAGATTTCGGAAATGGCATTCAGCATCGAGAAAGTCGCCGTCACGGCAGTTTCTCGGGCGTTGAAAGCCGAGTACACGATGGAACTGGCTCAAGATCTTAAAGCCATCCACGGTCTCGACGCTGAAACAGAACTTAGCAACATCCTGTCTGCTGAGATTCTTGCTGAAATTAACCGGGAAGTTGTTCGTACGATCAACTACACGGCTACAGCTGGTGCCCAGGACAACACGACAACGGCCGGTACTTTCGACCTCGACGTCGATGCCAACGGTCGCTGGAGCGTTGAGCGGTTCAAGGGTCTGGTCTTCCAGATTGAGCGTGAAGCCAATCAGATTGCCAAGTCCACTCGCCGCGGCAAAGGTAACGTAATGATCTGCGGTTCGGATGTTGCATCCGCTCTTCAGATGGCCGGTGTTCTCGATTACACACCTGCTCTTAGCGCCAACCTCAATGTTGATGATACAGGCAACACGTTTGCTGGTGTTCTCAACGGTCGGACTAAGGTTTACGTTGATCCGTACTTCTCCTCCGCTGGTGGAGATCAGTACGTTACGGTTGGTTACAAAGGAGCTTCCGCGTTTGACGCCGGATTGTTCTACTGCCCATACGTTCCTCTACAGATGGTTCGTGCGGTCGGTGAGAATACGTTCCAGCCGAAAATCGGATTTAAGACTCGCTACGGCATGGTCGCCAATCCGTTCGCCACAACAGCCGCTGACGGCGCGATTTCTTCGCAGAAGAAGAATATCTACTACCGCATCGTCACGGTCAGCAATCTCATGTAATAAGCCGCCCCGGCATATAACAAGAAAGATTGTTAAAAACTTGAGAGGGACTTCGGTCCCTCTCTTTTTTTGTGTGTTTTGTTTATATAAATAGTAGGTTATGTGGATACGTAAGAACTTAGTTACACTCGACATTACATATTACATGCCAGACTATACTGATATTGTTCAACAGTTTATTTGGCAGACTAAGGACATTACACCTGAACTACCAAGGGTGCATAAGTTCTTAAACTTTTGGCATCACAACATCGATGCGGTGATAAAGGATGTGCAGGTTGCTTATTCAGAAAAACCAAGCGATTACAGAGCGGCTGAGATCATAAAAGAGATTAAAACATGGCAGTAATTACAAATACGTTCGTAGAAGATACATCGACAACAGTTACTGATAACATTAACTTTTTGTCGCCACTCGGTTTCAGATTTATAATGAATCGTGCTCCTAACCTTGAGTACTTCTGTCAGGCTGCAGCTCTGCCATCTATTTCTATGAACGAAATTCTTCAAGCAAACCCAGTGGGTGCACTTCCACGATTCGGCGATAGAATTACGTACGAGCCATTCAACCTAAGATTCAGAGTTGATGAAGATATGAATAACTATCTCGAGATACATAACTGGTTAGTGTCGATAGGTCATCCAGAAAAACTCGCACAATTCAATGATGTAAAAGAAAAGCTATCGGATGGTTCCATTCTGATACTTACATCGAATAGCAATCCACATATACGAGTAGCTTTTGAAGATATGTTCCCACTATCTCTTACACCTCTACAGTTTGATGTCACCCAAACTGATATAGAGTACTTAGAAGCTGAAGTCGTTTTTCGTTACAGAAAGTTCTCAATAGAAAAGTTGTAACTTGTTGACATTTTCAAATAAATTGGTATAATAGCTTTGACAGCTGCTTTCAATAGGAGTATCTATGGTTACTATTACTGAGTCAGCGAAAGAATATCTTAATTCAGTACGTGGTGATGATTATGTGACACTCGGTGTAAAGGGTGGAGGATGTTCTGGTTTCCAATATGTATGGGATCTAAAGAGCAATTGGCCTGATGTAAAATGGAGTGATCCGATCGATGATGTACTTGTAGTCGATCCAGTCGCAGAACTATATATATTAGGTAGTACGGTTGATTATGTAAATGAATTAGGTGGTTCATTCCTTTCGGTTAAGAACCCAATGTCAACTTCAAGTTGTGGATGTGGAGAAAGTTTCGGTATATGAAGATTGAAGATATTATTGGTATGTGGCAAGAGGATGTAAAGATTGATGAAACCGAGCTATCACGAGAAAGTCTGAACATCCCTCTCTTACATGGTAAGTATTTAAAGCATTTCTCAGATGAGAGATTGAAGCTTCGTGCTTTCAAGATGAAGCACAAGCAACTGAGCACTCGCCTTACTGATTATTACAGAGGCGATCTAAATAATCCTGAGGATCTTGCTGAGTTGGGTCGTGAACCCTACGAGTTCAAACGTCTCAAGCAGGAAGTATCTCATTATGTAGACAGTGATTCTGAAATGGTCCAGTTGAATACGAAGATTGCGTATCAGCAGGAATTGGTTGATATCCTCGAAGAAATAATAAAAGCAATAAACACGAGGGGCTATGTCATCAAAAACAGCCTGGATTTCCTCCGATTTACTTCTGGGCAATAATGACGTTAAGGCGAATACCTTGATTGTATCGAAGGAAAACGAAGTATATATGAAGATCGATGCAGAGCCTGTTATCAGACAGGAACTCTCTGACTACTTCACATTTACAGTACCCGGTGCTAAGTTTATGCCTGCGTACCGTAATCGCATGTGGGATGGAAAGATGCGTCTGTACAATCCAAGAACGAAGGAACTGTATCTCGGTCTTCTACCATATGTGCAGGTGTTTGCTGAGGAACGCGAGTATGATATAGATATACTGGACAATATTGATACACTACAGAATCTTGCACGAGCCGATGCTTCTCAATTCATCACTTCTCTCGAAACTTCGTTCGATCCTCGTGATTATCAGTTGGACAGTTTCGTTCATCTCGTACGAAATAATAGGGGTCTACTTGTTTCTCCAACTGCTTCAGGCAAGTCGTTCATTATATGGCTCCTGACTCAGTGGTACGGTGACTGTAAGACTCTTATCATAGTACCGACCACTTCGTTAGTTCATCAGATGAGATCCGATTTTGTTGAGTATGGATCGGATGAGAACGACATCCACATGATTATGAGTGGTCAGGAAAAGAATACAGATGCTAGAATTGTTGTATCGACCTGGCAGTCTCTATATAAGATGCGCAGGGATTACTTCTCTCAGTACGATGTTGTGATAGGAGATGAGTGTCATCTCTTCAAAGCAAAGTCACTCACATCGATAATGACGAAGCTCATCGACTGTAAGTATAGGTTTGGATTTACGGGAACACTCGATGGAACACAGACACATAAGTTAGTACTCGAGGGATTGTTCGGAAGATCAAAACAGTTCGTTAAGACTCGTGAGTTGATCGATCAAAACGTTCTTGCAAACTTTAAGATCAAGGCTCTCGTTCTCAAGTACAAAGAGAGTGAGAGAAAGCAAGTATCAAAGATGAAGTACCAGGATGAGATCGACTTCATAGTTGGAAATACGAGAAGAAATAAATTTATAAAGAGCTTAGCAGTATCGTTAACAGGTAACACACTTTTGTTGTTCCAATATGTTGACAAACATGGAAGAATATTATATGATGAAATCAATAAAGTTACTACGAGTGACAGAAAGGTGTTCTTTGTATATGGTGGAACGAATGCAGAGACCAGGGAGCAGATCAGGGCTATTACCGAGGAAGAAGAAAACGCGATCATCATTGCTAGCTACGGTACATTTAGTACTGGCATTAATATTCGCAATCTTCATAATATTATTTTTGCTAGCCCCACTAAGTCTCGTATACGTAATCTGCAGTCTATTGGCCGCGGTTTGCGAAAAGGCGAGTCGAAAGATAAGGCAACTCTCTACGACATAGCCGATGATCTCAGAAACAAGAGTTCGGTAAACTATACATTGAAACATTTTTCGGAGCGTATTAAGATATATAGTGAAGAAGAGTTTGATTATAAGATCTATAACATTAACTTATAGAGGAAAGAATCATGGACGGCAACATTCTATATTTTAAGCTAGTTACGGGTGAACACATCGTTTCATTCGTCGATGCAGCTGATGATGAATACGTACAGCTGCACAAACCATTGCAACTCTTTTTGCAGAATGGAAGACGCGGTGCAGCTGTAAGAGTTGCTAAGTGGATCCCATTCATAGATCAGTCCGACATCGCACTCAAGATAAAACATGTTATGGTATACGCTGAACCGAATGATGAGATTGCAGACTATTATCTTGAAGCAATCGAGGCTCTCGCTGCTCTTCAGGGAGAAGAATCCGAACAAATTGATATTGAAGAAGAATTTATTGACGAGGAAACAACAATGGCTCTATACGAAAGATTTTCAAATACAAGTATTACGGTGCACTAATGGCTAAAAAGAAATCAATTCATTATGTGAACAACAAAGAATTTCTAGCAGCTATGATCGAGTACAAGGGTCAGGTTGCAGAAGCAGCAGCAGCCGGAAAGGAAAGACCACCGGTAAGCCACTACGTAGGTGAATGTAT